TAGTTATTGCTAGAGCTATTAAGAAAAATTTTGCAAGACTAGCAAAAGAAAATAATATAAAAAGAGTACAAACAGCTGTAAGAGCTGACTTTAAAATAGGTTTAAAGTTTGCTTCATGGCTTGGTTTACAAAACGAAGGATTAATGAAACATTATGGTTTTGATGGTTCAGATCACTTCAGATATGCGAGGATTTTTTAATGACTTGGGTTATACCAGTAGCAATAGGAGCAGCACAAATACAACAACAAGGTGTAATAGGTAAAACTAATCAAGCAATACAAAATCGTAATGCTCAAGTTTTTAAACAAGAAGGTGATGCAATAGAACAACAAGCTGAATTTGATGTAGCTGCTTTTGCTAAACAATTTAAAAAATTACAAGCAGAACAAAAAGTTGCAACTATTAAATCAGGTGCAGAATTATCTGGTACTTATTTTAAAATATTAAAATCTAATGAAAGAGAAAAAATTTTACAAGACAATATTATTAGATACAATGCTAGTATTGGAAAAGCTAAAGCATACGAAAGAGCAAACTTTGCTACAATCTCTGGTCAAGTTGCTAAACAACAATCAAGGCTTGCTCAAATACAAACTGCATCTCAAGTAGGAGCAACCTTATTAACCATGAACACTCCAACAGAAACTAAAAATGCCTAAAATTCCTACATTTACAACAGAAGCAAGACCTACTGCAGAAGTAGGTTCTGTTACATCTAATTTACAAATACCATTAAATACAGTTGCTGGTTCTTTAAAACCTTTAACAGATGCTGTAGTTAAATATAAAACAGCAGAACAAAATGCTTCTAATAAAACTGAAGCTCTTGAGTTAGAAAATAAAGCTGTAATAAAATTAAATGATTTAAGTCAAGATATTGGTATAAAATATACTAATTCAGATGAAGCAAATAAATTTTTAATGGAAAAAAGTCAAGCTATTAGAGATGAGTTTGCTAGTCAAGCGTCTAACAATAAAGTAAAAACTTTATTTACTAATAGCTATTTATTAGAAGAGCAAAAAAAAATATATTCAGTTGATAATAAAGTTCATACTAATTTAATTAACAAACGATCAGTTGCTTCTTCAGTTAAAGAACAAAATCTTTTAACAGAAGCTATCTATGGAAATAATGATTTAGCAAAACAAGAATTACCTAATGATTTAAAATTACTATATGAAAATGATTATATAGATGGTTTAATGACTGTTAAAAATTATGAAACTAAAATTGCTTCTATTCCTAATTTAGTTGCTACCTTTGAAGTACAAAAAGATATAACTAAAGACCCTGTACAAACCTTTGTTAATCTTGATGAAGGAAAATATGAGGGTTTATTTATTGAGGATAGAGAACAATTAAAAAGAGAAGCTGCATTAGAAGCTAAACCTATATTAAAAGAAAATATGATTAATTATATTGCTGCATTAGAAGATGGAAAAGATATTGGGATTAATGAAGTTGCTATTAAATCTATTTACGGAGAAAAAGTTTTTAGTGATTTTAAAGAAACACAAAACAATACAAGAAAAGTAAGTGTATTTAAAACTGCAATTTTTAATTCTAAAATTGGAGATGAACAAAGCATTTTAGATATGTTTGAATTAAAATCTGGTAATTATGCTTCAGATAAACAGTATAAAGAAAAAGTTAGAGATTTTATTAGTCAAAAAAATCAACTAATTGAAAAAGATGCTGCAACTTTAATATTAAGTCACAATGCGATTGTTAGAGATAATTTTGATGCTTACAATTCTGAAACAGGAGATACAAAACAATTATTATTTAAAAAATATATTAATAGTGTAGTTCAAGCACAAGAAGATATGAATATTGATCCTACTCTTATTAAAGTATTACCAGTTAGTTTTTCACAAAAAGTTGTTATGGATTACAATAGCCAACCTACAGAAAATAAAATTGGTTATTTACAAACTTTAGAAGAACAATATGGTGAGCAATATGGAAGAGTATTAAATGAATTAACTGCTCAAGGTTTACCTGTAACTGCTAAATTAGTTTCTTATTTTAATGACGAAAATTTTGCAGTCTTAGCAACTAGCATAGATACTAAAGAAGAAAAAGTAAGACTAGATGATTATTTAAAAACACAAACAAATTTAAGTTTTAATGATATTAATGAATCAGTTGCAGTTGAATTAGAAGATTTTAGAAATGCAGTTATGTTTTCTAATAAAATGAATACAACTAAAGCTAATGATGAATTAGGAGACATACAAGACATTATTACTTATATAGCTATTAATAAAATGTCTGCAGGAATGAAAGAGGGTAAAGCTATAACACAAGCAACAAATTATATTATTAATAATTTTGTTATTGAAGATACTTATTTTATACCTAGAAATTATAATAACGATAGATTAAGTCCAAGACATATAGACTTTATTCAAGATAAAGTTGAATATATAAAAGATCGTCATCTTCAAGATTTTGATATAATGCCTTTTAAATCCACTAATCCAAATATATCAGATCAAGATTTAAATGATGAAATGTTAGAACAAGCAAAAGATAACGGGGTTTGGATTAATAGTGCTGATGGTAATGGTCTTGTTTTTGCTATTGAATTTGCTGATGGTTCTTTAGGTTTAGTTCAAAATAAAAAAGGTGAATTGTTACAAGTTAATTTTGATGATGATTCTTATAAATTACCTACTACAGATATTGATATGGATATTAGAAATCTTAAAAAAGAAGAATTACCTTCAGGAGCTTAACTATGGCAAATATATCTTTTGGTTTGGATGCAGACAAGTATGCTAAAGAACGAGGATTTGATAAATATCAAACTACTATAGGTGAAGTATTAAGTGAAACTGCAAAAGATGCTTGGAAATATAATCCTGTTTCATCTCTTGTTAGATTATCAGAATTAGAAACAAATAGATCAGAAAATACAGATGAACCTGTAATTGATAGACAAGAACTTAATAATAAATATGGAAAATTTAATTTATTTTTTGATGAAGATGAAAAACAATCAACAGTAGATATTATTGTAGAAAGAAAAAAAGCAGAAATTAACAGGCAAAGTATTATTCAAAGAGGACCAGAGGGAAGATTAAGTAATTTGTATTTACCAACATTAGCTAAATTTGGAACAGCTATGGTAACCAGTATTGCTGATCCTATTAACCTTGCAATGATGTTTGTGCCTTACGTGGGTCAAGCAAGATTTGCTAGTTTAGTTGCTAGATATGGTTTTACTAAAGCAAGATTTGCTAAAGGTGCTATAGAAGGAACTATAGGTATTGGTGCTGTTGAACCCTTGGTCTACACAGCTGCACAAAGAGAACAATCTGATTATAGTTTAGTAGATAGTTTTATGGCAGTTGGTTTTGGAACTATTCTAGGTGGTGGACTTCATGTTGGCATTGGTAAGTTAAAAGATTTTAATACAGCTAGAAAATTTAAAAAAAAAATAAAAGAAGCTAGAGCTAAAGCTAATATTAAAGATGGAGACGAACCTGTTGTTAATTTATATAAAGAATATTATCCTGAAAATTCAAGAATTATGAAAGAACTTGCTGAAACAAATCCTGATGTTAGAAGAACTTTACTAACAAAAGCTCTTTCTGACCTAATGGAAGATATACCTGTTAATGTTAAAAATATAGCTGATATTGATCCTAAATTAAGAAATGCTCAACTTAATGAAAAAGTTACACCTAATGAAAGAGTTAATGTAAAAAATCAAGTAGATGAAGAAGTTACTTTAAAAAAACAAGAAGTTACTTCTCAAGATACTGGAGCAAGAACTCGAAACCCTGTTGAACAAAAAGCAGTTGATGAATATGAAGCAAGTCGAAGTCAAGAAGATATTACATTAAGAAATTTAGATGAAGAAACTGGTACAGTACAAAGCCAATTAAATGTATTAAAGGAAAGACAAAAAGATTTAAACATTAAAGATAGTGAAGAAATTAAAACAACAACTAAAGAATCAGACGAATTAAATACAAAACAAAAAGAAATAAAAGATGCTATTATAGATGGTATTAATTGTTTTAATGGAAGATAATTATGGCAGATAAATGTTTAACTAGAATAGAAAATGTTTTAAAAAAATCTTCTATTGCTACAGAAAAAGCACAAAGTATTTTAAATGATATTAAAAAAGCTCAATCTGAAACTAAGATTGCAGATTTAGATGAGACGATTGTATCTAAACTTGCTGATGGTGTTTTAAAAAGACAACAAATACAAAAAAAAATTAATAAACTAAATGCTTTAGAAGATGAAGTAAAAATTAGAAATACTGTAGACTATGTTTTGAAAGAATTTTCTAGTAATCCTACAGAAGGTTTAGCAGCTGTATTAGTGGGTAGTAATTTACAAAAACAAGGCAGTCGTTCTTCTGTTGCTCTTGCTCAACTATCTTACTATAGAGACATTGTTGTTTCTTTTCAGGCAAAATTAAGTGAAAATAAAGTGAGTACTTTATTTGCAGAATCTAACGCAGATATAGATAGAAAAGTAGCAAGAGTTATTTGGGAAGTCGGCAATGATGTTAAAATTACAGAAAAAAATAAAGATATTGTTACTTTAGGAAAAGTTATAGCTGAATTTTCAGAAACAATAAGAAAAAAATATAATGATTACGGAGCTAACACAGAAAAATTAGCTGGATGGATTGTAAGACAATCATCTGATCCTTTTCAATTAAGAAATGCTGTAGATGTTTTAAATTTAAAAAATAAAAAAAACATAAAAGAAATTAATGGTACACCAGAAAGAAATCTAGCTGCTTGGAAAGAGTATATTTTACCTAAACTAGATCAAAAAAGAACTTTTGCTAATACAGATGGATCACCTCAAGCCATAGATGAATTTTTAAATTTTGCTTACAATTCTTTAATTAAAAATCAAAATCAAGTTGTGGATGGTGCTGGTAATTCTTTTGGTTCAAGAAGTTTAGCAGAAAGAATTGGTGCAAAAAGAGTTTTACATTTTAATACTTCTGATGATTGGTTTGATTACAATGCTATGTTTGGTGGAAAAAATTTAAAAGAATCTTTGTTTGATGGTTTTAATATGGCAGGTAGAAATATTGGCATGATGAGTATGCTTGGTTCTAATCCACAAAAAAATTTTTTAAAAATAGGTTCTTTAGTTCAAAGACAATTAATTTTAAATAAAAAACAAGGTCAATCAGAAAAAGTTGGAAATTTTATTCAAGAAAAACAAGGTGGTTATGTAAAATTTATGGCAGAAGTAGATGGCTCAGTAAATACTATTAATGGATTTGCTGCAGCTAAATGGTCTGGAATTACTCGTTCTATTTTATCTATGGCAAAATTAGGTGGTGCTGTTGTTTCTGCTATAGCTGATGTACATTTATATGCTAGAGAATTAAAATGGCAAGGTCGATCTTATGTTGGTGGTGTAGCTGAAGCTCTTGGTAGATTAGCTAAAATAAAAAATTCAAAACAAAAAGCAGAGATAGCAGAACAATTAGGTTTTATAGCAGATAATCTTGTTTATGATTTAGCTGCAAGATATTCTGGTAGTGATAATTTAAATAGAAATTTTACACAAATACAAAGAACTTTTTTTAAACTTAATGGACTATCTTGGTGGACTAACTCTCTTAAAGATGGAGCAATGTTAGGCATGGGTAACTATGTTGCTAAACAAAGAAAAATTCCATTTAATAATTTAACACCTGAATTTAAAAGATTAATTACTCACTTTGGTATTAATGAAAAAATTTGGAATGTCATTAGAAAGATGGATGTAGAAAGAGCTGACGATGGTAAAGAATTTTTTTCAGCTAGAAACATAGATAATTTATCTGATGATGTTATTAAAGATTTGTCTGGTGTTGCAAAAATGTCTAAAAGACAAGTAACGATTGCCAGAGACAATTTAAAAACAAGAGTATTAGGAATGTTTTTAGATAGATCAACTTATGCTGTAATAGAGCCAGATGCTAGAACTAGAGGTTATTTAAAATTTGGTTTACAAGCAGGAACTGGACCTGGTGAAGCTATAAGATTTTTCTCACAATTTAAAGCATTTCCTTATGCTATTATTAATAGAGCATTAGGAAGAGAATTGGCTTTTCTTGAAGCAGGACAAAAAATGAGAGCTTTTCAAGGAGTAGCTAATTTAATTATTGGTTCTGCTATTTTTGGATATATATCTATGACTGCTAAAGATTTATTAAAGGGTAAAAAACCAAGAGACCCCATAAATAAAAAAACTTTTTTTTCAGCTATGCTTCAAGGTGGTGGATTAGGTATTTATACTGACTTTTTATTTGGTCAAATTCAACAAAGCACAAGTGCTTTAGCCACTATTGCTGGTCCTGGTATTACTGAAGCAACAAAGGTAGCCGCAATATTCAATTATATTACTAAAGGAGAATTTTCTAAAGCAGGTAAACAAGGTTACTTATCAATTAAAGAAAATATACCATTTTTAAATTTATTTTACTTAAAAACTGCCTTTGATTATGCTATAGGTTATCAGATCATGGAAACATTATCCCCTGGTAGTTTAAAAAGAATGGAAAAAAGAATGAAAGAAACTGGACAAGAATTTTTATTGACTAAACCTTCCAGTTTATTTAAAGGATTTTAAGTATGACAATATCATCAACAACAGTAAAAAATTCATATTCAGGCAATGGTAGTAATGACACCTTTGTTTATGGTTTTAAGATATTTGCTAATACAGATTTACAAGTTATCATTAGGTCTGCTGCAGGAACAGAGACAACCAAAACTTTAACAACTCATTATACAGTCACAGGTGTAGGTAGTTCTTCA